GGGTTGTACATTGTTGGAGTTAATTGTAGAGGTACGTACGGTGCGTAGATGTAACCTGTGTCTAACAATGATGTTCCTTTGTGACCCAATAACACTTGGTTTGGTGGGAAATAAGGGTCTCTGTACACTTGGTAACGACCTGCTAAAGTACCTACTCTTTCAATACCCATGTTGTATTGGTCTTGCTCAGGAGAAGCGTTTGATACGTGGAAGTATTCTAAATCGTCAAAGATAGCTGAGATTTCAGAAGAAACAACAATCCAGTTAGCTCCACCTCTTAATGTAGATTTGTGGATTTGAGCTGAGATTTGGTTAATCGCTGTGATAAGCGTTTGGTTCCAGTCTTTTTGAGTATAAGGAACTGCAGAAGAACCTAAACGTTTCCAACCATTGTAATCCCAACGTAAGTTCCATGCTGCACCTTTACGTAAATCTCTTAAGATTTCACGGTCGATTTCAGCTGCAACTTGTTCAGATAATAAAGCCGTTAATTCAGCTTCAGCATCAATGTTGTGGAATGCCGCAACGTCTTGTGCCATTTCTGGAGACCATTGTGCTCTTAATTTTCTTTCTGTTACAGAAACTGTAACTGACATAAGGTCGAAAGATACCTCACCGATTCTATCTTCAAACTCTAAGTTTTTGTAGATTCTATATTTAGCAGTGAACGCACTATCTAAAGCTGTTGTAGATGAGAAAGTTGAACCTGTATAACCGTCCATTGAACCACCACAAGTGATACAAACCGGTACTTGTAAATCAACCTCTAAGTAAATTTTACCTTGAGCATCACATAAGTTGTCATATTGACCACCATCAGTTTTACTGTTAGGGAATACTAAAGTTGAGTTATTGTTACCATATTGAACAATACCTTTACCATATCTTTGAGTTACAACTCTAAATAAGTAAGGGTTATTAACATTTGCTGCTGTTGTAGGGTTACCCGCAACACCATAAACTGTTAAATCAGATAAGAACGCTTCGTTATCCATCGGTTGACCGTCAGGACCGATTAATTTACCTGCTCCATCAGATGCAAAACCTGACATTACAATAAGAACTTTTCTATAGTTATCTTCACTATAACCTGAAGGAACTAATTGGTCCGCTAACCATGATACAGTAGTAACCGTAGCTGTGATTGCAGAAAATTGTCCTTTTGAATAGTCAAATAAACCTGGTGGGTCTAAAGCTGGTTCATTACCTTCGTAGAATCTATCATAAAGGTCTTTAGTGTTGTTATAGTCATAACCACTGTTTGGTGTTTGTGCGTCAGACGCGTTTGGTGAACCATACGGTGCGTAGTGGATACCTGTGTTTGCGTTTGATTCATCAGTGTATGCTTGAATATTTGGTACGAAGTAGAATAATTTACCGATTGGTAAGTTCATAGCTTGTACTGAAACGATGTCATTTGACAAAAGTTTAGAGAATACTCTTCTAACGATTGGGAAAACCACAGTTTCAAATGCACCTGTATCAGATGTAGATGATGCTTCGTTAATTAAATACGATGCTTGGTTTTCGTAAAGTTGTGCTACGTTTTCTCTCATGTGACCTTTAAGACCCTCTAAGAATCCTAATTTGTCCCATTTGTTGATTGTGTCTTCTTTGATAACTTTAAGGTGTTTTAACCCGATGTTACCAACTAGACCTGATTCTAATAATGCTCCCATTTTTTTGGTTTTTATTAATTTTATTTATTTTTATTTTTTTACCCTAATTTACTCATCAAATCCTTCATTCTCATGAATTGAGGATTTTCGTAAGTTTTAGATTCAATTAGTGTAGATGATGAACCTGAAGAAACTTGTTTTGTTAATCTTGTTTCTACTGATTCATTAATTGATTTTGTATCTGGTTTAGATAACTCACCTTTAATTGACTGATAAAGATTTTTAGATTCTTTTAAAGTTTCAACATCGTCAAATCTTCTTAAGATATTTATTTTCTCTTTTTTAGTAGTCGAATGTTCAGTGAACAATCTAGTCGCATACGCTAAGTTTGAATTGAAGATTGCAACTTCGTTAAGTTTTTCTCTGAAAATATTTAACGCTTTTCTGTATTCTTCATTTTTCTCTCTCAACATATTAACTTCTTGTTGAGTAGATTCTACTTTTACTCCACTATTACCATAAACATAATTTCTGTTATTAGTAATACCTTTTCTAAGTCCTCTACCTTCTTTGGAACCCATTCCATAAGTTCTAGCAGCTTCTTTAGTTTCTCTCTTTTCAAAACCTGCGTCATCTCTACGAGCTTTAGTCGTTTTAAGGTCTTTTGAAGCAATTTTACCATGTTTCATTGCTAACCTTTCATCTTCTTTGTCTTTGTATCCTTGACCTTCTTTTGTTTCTGCCTTAACAACTTTGGATTTTCCTTCCATATTTGCTCCCGCTTTGTATTCAAATTTTGCTTTACCAGTACCCACTGATTTAGGACCTTGTTTTTTGTCCTCTTTAAATCCACCCGCAGCTTTATCTTTGTAAGTGAATTTAGGTCCTGAGCCAATTCCAACACCTTTAGGTTTAATTGTTGATTTTGCTTCTCTAACAGTTTTTCTTCGGTTGTAAGATTCGCCCAAATCTTCGTCTTCGTCTTCTTCGTCTAACATATCGTCATCCTCTTCGTCTAACATATCGTCATCCTCTTCGTCTAACATATCGTCATCCTCTTCGTCTAACATATCGTCATCCTCTTCGTCTAACATATCGTCATCCTCTTCGTCTAACATATCGTCATCCTCTTCAAATTCGATTTCGTACATAACTTCTTCGTCGTCTTGGTCTACTTCAATATCTGAAGCGTCACCGTCTTTAGAAAAGATTGCGTTAATTACATCTTCTGTATCAACATCGTGTTCTTCATCCATATCTCCATCCATATCTTCGTAATATTCTTCTTCAGATTCACCAAGCTTAACTAGATATTCTTCATCAGAGTCATTGTCAGTTAAGTGAATATCGTTACCATCTTTTTTTACTATGATGCCATCTTCTTCACCCATTGCTTTAAACACCTTAAGAATTTCTTCGTCAGAAGCGTCAGTTAAGTCTATCGGACTTTCTTCAGAATCAGTATCCATGTCAAAATCCATGTCTACGTCATCATCTTCATAATCAGTATCAATGTCAACGTCAACATCTTCCATGTCGTCGTCATCCATATCAACATCTAATTCAACCTCATCATCATCTTGTTCAGATAAAGATTCTTTTACTAACTGATTGATTTCTTCCTTCATAGTTGAAGCAAGTATTCCTTTTGCATTTTCGGCTATCGCTTCTTCAACTTGTCTCATTTGAATAAGTGCCTCTTGTACTAATTTGTTATTTTCTTGCATGAAAAATTAATTATTTATAACTTATAAATAGTTCCAATATGATAAAAATTCAATTTGACCATATTGTAAACAAAGTTTATTTTATTACATAAATATTACCTAAACAAAAAAAGTGGCCCTAAGACCACTTTTTTATTTTTTAAATTGTTAATTAATTACTCAATAACTTCGTCAATTTTACTTTCCGATACTGCCGTTATTCTCCACTCATGAGTAAACCCCTCATATTTTTTTGTAACTTTTGCCTCAACATCTGTTACAGAATAACCTTTAACTAACTTCTCTTCTCTGATTTTTCTAATCTTACCTGTATTCTCATCAGGTAAATCATACTGAATTTTTGCAACAAAATACTTTTCTTCCATGTTTGTGTTTTTTTATTTTCCTAAAAAATCGTTTAATTTTCTCATTAAGTCAACTTCTTTTTCAACAACTCCATTATTTTGTTTGTATTTTTTTTCTTCGTCTAAATTTTCTTCGTACTTATCTCTATCTTCAGCATTTGAAAATAAGTAAGCTCCTGGTGTTGATGGAGATGACACTAAGTCAAAACAGATTAATTCAAAATCATCTTGTACTTCATTTCTTTCCCCAACTTTTTTAAGTGAACCAACCCCACGAGATGAAATCCCTAAAGTAACTCCTTGTCTCATTAAGTTTGCTGCTTGGTCTCCTTTAGTTGAAACAATCCCTCTTTCGTGAAACCCTGGTGAAGTTAATAATTTTAACTTACCCATTAAAATATTTTTATCCCACCATATATCAGTAATGATGTGGGCTACTCTATCTAAATCAATAAGAGATGATTCAGGGTGATTTAATTCAGAAGTTGATAACCCTTTAGCAATTGTTTGTTTGTAGTTATCTGCTTCTCTTTTAAGGATTCTTTCAGGGTATGACCTACCATTTCTGTTTGGTGTATCATATTTTTGTAGTACTGCATAAAATTCAAATGGGTTTCTATAATCCATTTCTTTAGCTTCTTTCAAAACAATCTCATTGTGTTTCTCTTTAGGGGAAACCCAACCCGCATCTGTTTCAATTAAAATTCCGTGACCAGTCTCACTTGCCTCTAATATTCTTAACTTTTTCATTTAATCTTTTATGATAAATATGCGGTAATCAATAGTTTATTATTCATTAGTTTTTTTTGATGTTGAAAAATCAAAATATTTGTTTTGTAGTATGTTGTTTCTGAATACTGATTTTACAATTATTTTAATTGAATCTTTAATTTCAATTGATTTAAAATCTAATTCAGAGTTTGTGTATAGGTTGATTTCTAAATTAAAAAAAGATTTTTTTCCGTGAGATATTCCACTAGTTCTAAGGTCTAAATCCACAATACTTTTATCTTGAAATAATTTAGTGTTTATTGAGTCATAGACAGAATGTTTTATTTCTCTTCCTAAATTAGAAACAATTCGGTTCCAATTATCATAATCTTCTTTTGGGGTTACCCATGATTGTATGTTTATGTAAACAGATTTTAGATTTTTAGAATCTACTGTACCGTAGACGGATTTAATTGGATTGTATAAATTTAACTTTACACTTTTTCCCTTTTTCATTAATTTTCATTATTATATGTGTTTATGTTCTACAAAAAAATAAGACATATATCTCAAATTGTCAAAATTTTTTTAAAACAACAAGATATTTGTATATTATATGATAATAGTAAAAATTAATAGTGGGGATAATATTGAAAGAGCTTTAAAGACTCTTAAGTCCAAAGTCATTAAGACAAAACAAAACCAAAAATTAAATCTGAGAAAAGAGTATACAAAAAAATCTGTACTTAAAAGAGCACAGATTTTAAAGGCAAAATATATTCAAAGTAAAAAAGATAATTTAGATTGATGATTCAAGATTTTTTAATCTTAAAAAATTCATTTGGTCAAACTTTTCGTCTTTTAATTTATTAATTGTTTCAGAAATTCTTGTTTTAATTTCATTTTCTTCTTCTTTTTCTAATAATGTTTGAAGTTTAGAAATCGCACTTTCACGAATAACTTCAAACTTATCTTCCAAAACTTTAGTGTCTTCAGAAACAAGTTGTATAAATTCTTTTTTAGAATTTTCATCTAAGTTATCCAAATAATTTCTTAATGTTTGGTTAGCGATACTAACCATAGATTTTATGGGAATATTAATGGATTCTTTAACCGTATTAGGTTTAGAGGTAAGGATAGAAACTATATTTTTTTTAGATTCAATTCTTTCTATTAAGTTTAACTTTTGAGTATAAACTAATGTATCAATATCGTTATAACGGTTTTTAACCGATTCTGATATTGTTCTTGGTAATTTAATTGACGGTAAAACTTTTTGTAATAAAGAAATTCCTTCATCCAAAAATTCTTTGGCATCAGACTCACTTAACCCTTGAG